ATGAAAAAAAAAGGGCAGAGAGAACGTGTCTCCCCACCCTTTGTAGTGGATTAAGGCTTAAACCTTATTCAGTGCAATGGCACAAGCAGGACGCAGGATGTTGTGACCCATAGCGTACTTAGCTACCATTAAAGTACCTTGACGCTCGATCTGATATTCAGATTCAACTGCTAAATCTAGCAGCTTAACTGTTGCAGCAGCATCTTCAGTGAAGATTAGGCCGCACAACTTAGAGTAGTCGCCACGGTATGCAGCAGTACGAGTGCTGGTTACAGGCTCAACGTCAGTAGAACCAGTAGACTGATTAGTCTGTGGGATGTGGTTGGACATGCGGATTTCTACGCCACCAACGTTAGGAACAACACCGCCAGACACACTGCCGTTACCGCCAACGTCACGGTTCAACCATGCAGCGTTAGCAACGGAAGGAACGTTCAACAAAGCGTAGTATTGTGCAGGAGGTAATACACATACCTTCTTGCCTTGTACGTCTTTCTTGTCGAACTCTTCAAGAGCCTTGTAGATAGCTTCAACAATCTTAGCACCGTCTGTAGCGTGAGCTGCGGTAGTACCAATGTTGAAGTTAGAAGTGTAGGTCTCGTCATCAAACGCAGTACCAAAGGCAGTAGCAGCTTGAGTAGAGTTAGTGATTCCAGCAGCTTTAGCAATAACGCGTGCAATGTTGCGGTCAGCCGTGTTAGACAATGCGTTACCAGCTTCTTTTGAATAGATGGAACGAACATCGTAGTGGTTCATAGCTTCGTCAATCTTAGCAATGAACTGAGGGCTGATTAGCAAATCATCAACGGTAACAACACGTTCACCGTGCTTGATGTTATCCGCTTCAATCATTGTACCTACAGTGTGGTACTTAGCAGAGCCAGTGCCAGTTAAAGGGAAACTTGCAGACTTGCCGTTAGAAATTGTACGGGTGCGGTGTAGAGGCATGAAGATGTTTTTTTCTTCAAATGCGGTCAACACTTCGCCAGCATAGAGCTTGAGGAATAATTCGCGATCTGAACCTGTCGCGTTTACCTGACCCAAACGGGAAGGATTTTGATGTGGTAAAGCCATTTTATGTACCTATATATAAAAAGTATTAAGTTGTTGAGTTATGTTGCGTTGTTACTTACTCAGCAGCTTCTTACTTCCTTTCCCTGAAAGATTATCCTCCGCAGAGGGTCGATAGATACTTGGAAAAAGTGTGTGCTTTTGTAAAAACAAAAAAAGCCCCCGAAGGGGCTATTAATAAGTGCGGAGACAGTACCTACAGGACGTTGCTTCGTGCCAATTTAGAAGCTATTTCCTGTCGGTATGCAGGGTCATTCTCGTACCTTGGGTCACGCATTGCTGCGGTCAACTGGGCAGCCGACTCAAAGACCCCACCTGTAACGGTTGATGTTTCGCCCATAACAAGTGTTGGCTCACTTCCATTCACAGAACGGTACTGAGCATGTAGACCTTGAATTGCAAGATTTGCTGTCGCACTATCGCCACTATTAATCGCTTGGTTAAAAGCATCAATAGAGGCTTCATTTAGGTTATCGGAAGCCCAACCTATCATGTCGTAATATGCTTCCTCTCCACCTACCTGACTGTAGGCTTCTTGTTGAATACGGTTAGCCACTGCCATTTGTCCATCAATAAATTGGTCAACAACGGAACGTGGGATATTCGCCTCTTCAAGAGCCTGATAAGCCTCGTCAGACAAACCGCCTAACTCTGAGAACTCTTGAGATAGAGCGTCAAAGTCAATGCCAGCTTGTTCTAAACCTTCGGCTAATTCTTCAATATCATTTTCAGAATATTCTTCTTCATAGTCTGCTTCAGACTCTTCAGTCTCTTCGCTGCCTGAACCTAACTTCTGTTCAAGTGCGCTGTAGGCTTGTGCTAAGTCCTCAGCAGATTTGAATTTTTCGGGCAACCATTCGGGACGGTCAGCATTTTGTTCAAGACCTTCGGCCTTTTCTAACATGTCTAATGTATGCTGCCCGTCCTCTACGGGTTCTTCGTATGTATTTACTGTATCTACCATTAACTCTGTCTCCGTGTTAGGTAGTTATTTAGTTTTCGTTGAGTATTTCTTACCGTTAAACTCAAAGGTCTTTTTACCTGCCTTCTTAGCGGCTGCAAATGCAGAACCGAATGAAGTAGGCTTTTTGCCTTCTTTCTTGTTTAAGTGTTCGCGTAAGTCTTTGCTTTTAGATTTCTTAACGTCATCTTTAGTAGCTGTAGAATAAGATTTACCTTGCCACTTAAAAGTCTGCTTACCTGCTTTACGAGCTGCTTTAAAAGCTGCCCCAAAAGAAGTATTACCTTTAAGGGTCATTTCATGTCGTGGCGTACCGTCCTTAGCAGGAGGTAAAGGTTTAACACTTTCATGTAAATCTTTAGCAGGTAGCATATCCAGACCACCGCCTAACTTCTCAGAATGTAGCAACAAACCAGCTACACCTGCTGCTCTTTTAGTAGCCCCCTTAACAAACTTTTTAACATTACTATTGTCTTTAGGTTTAGGCTTTGGTCTGCCGTGACGCTCGCCAGCAGGCCCGATTGTGTCAGGCTTCTTAGGAACGTTAAGGTTTTTAGCTTTGTTAGGTCGTTGTATATTAGGAGTAGTACGCTTTACATCAGGATTAGTACGCTTAACGCTAGGATTAGAACGTTTAATTTCTATTTTCTCGTTAGGACGCTTCTGTGTCTTAGGCGTTTGTGTTTTATTCTCAATTACAAGGTTAGGTTTTTGCTTGGCAGCGTTACGCTTAACATCGGGATTAGTCCTTTTAACTTGCGGATTATCACGTTTAATGCTCGGCTTACTAGAACCTTTTTGAGCTTGGTAAGCTGCTTTCTTTTCTTTAACCTTAGCTTTAATCTTCCGTTGCAGCTCTGCCTCAGCTTTTGCCTTTTGTTTTGCAAGGGCTTTTGCTGTTATTTTAACTTTTGGTTTAGCTGTAGGTTTCTTAGCTACTGGTTTCTTAACCGTAGGCTTCTTAGTTACTGGTTTCTTAGCTACTGGCTTCTTAACCGCAGGCTTCTTAGCTGTAGGCTTCTTAGCTGTAGGCTTCTTAGCTACTGGCTTCTTAGCTACTGGCTTCTTAGCTGTAGGCTTCTTAGCTGTAGGCTTCTTAGTTGTAGGCTTCTTAGCCGTTTCTTTTTTTGATGTGCCTTTTTTTTCTGCAAGCTGTGCATCAAATTTTGCCTGTGCCTTTGCCTTTGCCTTATCAAACACTTTTTGTTCTTTAGGTGTTAGTTTTTTCTTTTTCGGCTTTTCATACTCGCCAGTCTTTTTATTTAGAATCTTACCGTCTTTGATTAGCGGTTTAGGAGCGTTTGCTCTTGCTTCCTTTAGTTCTTTAAGAAGGGCTTTATGATCTTTAGCTCTTTGCGTTACTGTAGTCTTTTTAACGCCTGCTGCTTTTTTAGCTCTTGCCTCTTCCTCTCGGATAATTTTACGCAACTCTTCAAGAGTCGGTTCATTAGGCTTTGTTGTTTTAGCCATTGTTAATTACCTTGCTGTTCTTGTTGCTTCATTAAGCCTTGTGCTACGGGTGGTGTAGCTTTTTCGGCTAATTGCATCATCTGTTGTTGCATCATTTGCTGTTGCGCCATTTGC